GATATGTTGCTTTGTCGGCCGGGGGGTGAGGGGGGGGGTCGTAGGCGTTGATCAGCCCCGACGGCCCTCGCCACGGGGGAATGTTGAGATGTTTTTCACATAGAGCGGTGATCTTCTCGTCTGCCGTGAGCGAGGAGTCCAAGATGTCGCGAATATCCATAGCGGTGAGCTTTTCGATTAATGGGGGCATTTCCATCGAAACGTCCCGCCTTTTAGGCAAAACGTCCCGAGTTTCCGATAAAAACGGAGTGGCCGCGGGTGGATTCGAACCACCTCGGGAGAAAAATCTCCATAAAACTCCCTACCCCGGTGAACGGGCGTGCGTTCCGCGACCGTGTGGCTGCGCCGACTCTCACGAGCGGGCGGCAGCCGGTAACATTTCAATTAGATACCATGAAGAAACCATTTTGTGGCACGGCGGGGAGTCGAACCCCGCGGCGGTCTTGTACAGATGAGAGCATAGACAAATACAAGGCGTTAATGTGATGATGTCGCCCTCTTCCCTGGCGTGCCGAGTTTCCCGCCCGCGTCATCACGACGAAGGGGGAATTCGTAAAGCAAATTACATACAAATCAAAACATAGTCGTATTTCAAAGCGTCACCCGTTGATTTTTCGGGCTATGTCCGCGAGGTCGATAGCGCGGCCGGAGCGTCCGAGATGATAATCGATGGCGTAGCACAACACGTCCACGAATTCATCGTGAGGCTTCGACGGGAAACCGCACACCTCGTCGATGAAGGCTTCGCACCACGCCCCGTCTACTAGTATCACCCGCCCGCATTCCACCGACGGCGAGGCGGCATTTAGGCGCGTTTCTTTGCTCTCCTTCGGAGTCGGCGTCTTCGTAACGTTCAATCCCGTAACGTCTCGCAGCTGATCGATCACGGAAAGGCCGTTTGCCTTCGGCTCGATGCGAATGGAACTCCGCGACGTGTAGCCGTGCTCCTCCACGTAGGAGGGGATGAAGCGCAGGAGATCGGGGAATTTCATGAGCACCTTTTGCCCGTGGGTGATGTAGAGATCGTTGCCCACCTTGCACGTCGCAATGATGCCCGTCGGGTCGTTCGTTGTCTTGTCCGTGTAGGCCGTGTCGATGAAGAACGTCGGGGGCGTGCTGCGGGCGATACGGGCGAACTCCGCGGCGGAAATGCGCCCGAACCATTCGCGCTTGATGATGTTGCCGCCTTCAATCGTCGGGCGCTGCTGATAGAGTGCGGCGAAGGTGCGGGGGGCGCGCTTTTCGGCTTCGTGCAGCCGCTCGGCGCTGTGCTTATCTTCCCACAATGCCTCGCCGATTTCTCGCGGGTCGTCGGGGTTGTCCCGATCTTCTCGAAGAGCGGGAATGCGGATCACCGTCCACTTCTCGGGCTCGGTGCGGAGCAAACGCCCCGCGAGGTCGTCTTCGTGCCAACGAGTCATGATCAAACACTGCTTCGAGTCGTTGTGCAGACGCGTGAGGAACACGTCGGTGTACCATTCCCACACGCGGTCGCGATAGGTCTGCGAAGCGGCTTCGAGTGCGTCTTTCACCGGGTCGTCGATGATGCCGAGATCGGCGGGCGTACCCGTCAAACCACCGCCCACACCGACGGCGCGATAAAAGCCCCCGAAACCGACGGTTTCGAAGATGTCGATGTTGCGCAGATAGCCGCGCTTTGCGTCGGTCGATACGTTCTGCGAATTGAGAAACGTGCAGGGGAACACCTCTTTGTATTCGGAGCTGTCGATCGTGCGCTGTATGGAACGCGAAAAACCTTGTGCAAGGCTTGCCGCATAGGACGTGCCGACGATTTTCAGCCTCGGATTGTAGCCCAAAGCCCAGGCGGGGAACTTGCGCGATACGATCTCGCTGTTGTGCGTGGGGATGAGATCACGCCCTGCGAGATACATTCCGCCTTCGACTTCAATACAATTCACACGTCGGGGTGCAACGTCCACAACACGCTCGATGAAAAAACGCTTTTTATCGTTGCGGTCGCTCGCGGTCTTTTCGGATAGGCGGTTCTGCTTACGGGGATTGCGGAATACGGCTTGCGTACGGTCGGGATTGAAAAAGATGCGAGTTTTTTCGCCGCAGTCCTTGCCATAGAGTTTGGCGCGATAGTGGCGCTTTCTCGCTTTAATGCCCAGTGATCGCAACAGTGTGTAAACGTCCTCGGCCAGTCGTCCTCGCTTTTGGGCAAACTCGCAATTCCCTCGTGTGTCGCACGTTCCGTCGGAATCCATAAGCCCCTGCAGCAAAGCCCATCGAGACGATGCATCGGCTAAAAGATAGGCCAAAGGGATATGTTTTTCGCTGTGCAGCCCGAGGAGGCGTGCGGCTTTGCATAGCCCTTCCACACGAATGCGCCAATATCCTTTGCGCGCCAACGTGATATGCCCCAAAGCGATCGAGCGATAGTAGGCGATGTCTTCATCCCCCGAAACGATTGTGCCTTGTTTCTTGATGCCGTCACCAAGCCACAACCCGAGAATATAAGGGTCAAAGGGGAGTTCTGTCTCTGCGTTCTGCAAAACTGCGTCGGCCGGAATGTAAGGTTTCCTCCTATGTCTTCGAACGAAAATCTGTTGTGTTTCCACCCGTTCGAGGACTCTCCCCTTGTGGTCGTCATGGTCGGAGTAGATCTGCCATTCGTGCTGCGGGGCGGCAAGCAGCGACACGCCACCGGCAAACTCGATGCGTTGGCACGGCCAAAGGTATGTTCCCGAATTAGCGAGTACACGACGTGGATGGCCGTCCGCCCCGAAAACATAGTCCCCCGACTGTAAAGAGCCGTGCGTCTTCCAGCCTTGTGTAGTAAGAACGGGGGTGTGCTCTTCGAGCGCTTTCCCGTGCTGCGGTGGGACGAACACCATAAGGCGGTCGGTCGGGAGTCTTCCGAGCAGGAGGCCTTGGCATTTCTCGGCAATGAGCGTGTGAAACCATTGTCGCGAGTAATTTGGGTCGGTGTAGTCGAGGAAATGGGGGAAAGACAGCACAGCCTTTCGCCGACCAAGTTCGCGCGCGACGTAAAAGGCTCTTACTGCAGGTTCGGCTTGATGGACTTTGTAGTCCCTATCTACTTTGTAGAATATTCCGTCCCCCATTTATTACATTAGTCTTAAGGCCTTGAGTTCGGCTTCGAGTTCCTCTGTGGTCATTTCGCACGGCGGGCGATGCACAGTGACTTCGCTTTTGACTTGTCGCGCTTCGGGGGCGTACAAGCCGAGGAGTTTTCGGCGTTCGATGAGTTGCTGTCGAATTTCGGCGATGTAGGCAGGGTTTCCGAGTCCTCCGACTTTGGTACGGCTTTCGGATACGGCGTCGGTTTCGATGCCTGCGTTTCCTTTTCCTTTGATTCGTCCGCTTCGTGTGGTGGTGGTCTTTTGTGTTTCTGTTTTCGACTTGTCCCACTGTTCCCAGAGTTCGGCCGTGGTGTCGTCGATGCGTTCGAGTTCGAGTTGCAGTGCTTGGTCGATGTTTTCGATACGGCTTTCTCTCCACTCTTTGAGCAGCGTCTGCACGTCGTTGTATGTAGTCGATACGGCGAGCTTCGGAATGTTGAGTCGTCGTTTCACCTCTTCTGTGATTTTTCGCAGGCTGTATCCGCGTTTATAGAGTTCGGACACGATTTCGAGCCGTGCTTGTCTGATCTGCTGCTTTCTTCGGTCTTGTGGCGCACTCATAGTCGTGATTTATAGTTTCGTGTTGTTAGGGGATTAGTCGTCGCCTTCGACGGCGGTTGTTTGTGCAATAAGGTCGTCCAAAGCATACGGGGAAAGACAAGAATCGACTCGACGAGCTTGTCTAATTTCGCGTCGGAAATCACGCGAGGGTTCGCAGTGTTCTCGCTCAACTGCGAGAGCGGCATTTCTGTTAGTTCCATAGTTCTGTGTTGCGTTACGACAAAGGTACAAAAAAACTTTCATCTGTGACGCTCAGTGTCAATTTGGTATGCAAACGCGCAAAGCGTTGCCCCCGAAATGAGGGGCAAACGCTTGCTAAACTGATACTCTCGCCTTGATGTGTGGGTGGGGATTGTAGCCCTCGAGCGTAATGTCCTCGTAGCGGAAGTCGTACAAACTGCGCACTTCGGGGTTGAGTCGCAACGTGGGGCGAAAACGCGGTGTGCGGTGGCGCTGTAAGTTCGCCTGCTCGATGTGATTGTTGTATAGGTGTGCGTCGCCGAGCGAAATTACAAGATCTCCGACTTCGAGACCGCAAACCTGCGCCACCATGTGCGTGAGCAGCGCATAGGAAGCGATGTTGAAAGGCAGGCCGAGGAAAACGTCGGCACTGCGTTGGTAGAGTTGCAACGAGAGACGGCCTTCGCACACGTAGAACTGGAAGAGAAGGTGGCACGGAGGGAGCGCCATTTTGTCCAACGATTCGACGTTCCACGCGCTGACAACGAGACGACGGCTGTCGGGGTTCGTCTTGATCTCGCGCACAACGCGGTCGAGTTGGTCAATGTGTCCGCCGTTTGCGGTCGGCCACTTGCGCCACTGATAGCCGTAAATTTCGCCGAGGTCTCCGTTTTTGTCCGCCCATTCGTCCCAAATGTGCACGCCGTGCTCGTTTAGGTAGCTGATGTTCGTGTCTCCGCGAAGGAACCACAGCAACTCGTAGACAATGCTTTTGAAATGTAGCTTCTTTGTGGTGAGCAATGGGAATCCGTTGGCGAGATTGAACCGCATTTGGTAGCCGAACACGGAGCGAGTGCCCGTGCCGGTGCGATCGTTTTTCTGCACCCCGTTTGCTATGATGTGGTCGAGTAGGTCGATGTATTGTTTCATTGTAACTATGATGTAACCAAGAAGCTCCCCGCGAACACGAACTTGCCGCATTCGCGGGGCTCTTCTATGTAACTACGTTGTAACTACTATGTGATATACTATTTTGCTACCACGGTCTTGGATGACTATTCTTACAACCTTTTTTTCCAATGGTTTTTCGAGTCCTCTAAGATCGGAACTATCGAATTGGGGAACTCCCCGTATATAAAAACACTGGGAAGTTCTTGTGTTCTCGTCGTGTATGTAAATCACGTATAAACCTCTCTCGCGACGACTACCGATCCATTCAAGCGCGTTTAGGATTGTCATATTTTCGGGAATATCTGTAACCTCGTACACTGCATTCCCATCTTTTGAAGTCTCTACAACTTTCATGCGTTTATCTTTTATCACCGTCCCCAATAATCACGCCGCGGTTTTGTCGGTCTGCGAGTTTGTCGAGATTGCGGCGCATAACCTCTTCGAGACTAACGCCGAGGCGGCGCGCCATCATTGCAACGAACCAAAGCACGTCTCCGAGTTCGTCCACGATGTTGTCCCTGAATTGGAAACAGTTCCCGCAGACAAAGAAAATCTCGTTGTTGTCGATTTCGATTTCGCCGCGGCGCACGGCCTTTGCTATCTTGTCCGCCACTTCACCCGCCTCAGCCATCAGGCCAAAGCCGAGGTACGGGATGTTCTC